GTGGGTTCGAATCCCATCATCCACCCCAGTTTCAGTGACAAACAAGTTCCGGGGCCGTTAGCTCAGTTGGTAGAGCAGTTGACTCTTAATCAATTGGTCGAAGGTTCGAATCCTTCACGGCCCACCAATCAAGCCAAGACGCCGATCGCTTGCGATCGGCGTCTTGCTTTGTGCCTTCGGGATGGAGCTTGCCGCTAGGGTTGCAGGTGCATCCGGGGCGTTACGGGCAGGGTATTGGTGATTGCGACCGGCATTGTCAGCGCGCTTGTGCTGCGGGGCCGTGCAACCTTAAAATGATACGCTTTCGTGTAAGGGAATCATTGACTTAGACGGACGTGGCGGTGCGGGTCGAAACGGTAAGCCCGGCTGAGGTTGGCTGGAGATATTTAGTTTCAGATTCCAGTAGTTACGCGGGTCTGACAAGGGTGACAGGCGAGAGTGGCGGAATTGGTAGACGCACCAGATTTAGGTTCTGACATCGAAAGATGTGCGGGTTCGAGTCCCGCCTCTCGCACCAACCACTTGTTATTAGAATCAGTCACTTAGGCGTTGTTGAGTCAACAAGCATCTTATCTGTTTGATGTTCTCTGTCTCCCCACGATCAAATCGAAGCATCGGAAGCCTCAGCAGCAGCGGCGTTCCGTAGCTGGGTCAGATTCATTGCGGCACTGGTGAGACTGCTGGTAGCCAAGTGCAGGTAGCCCTGGGTCGTGACGATGGTCGAATGACCGAGCCACTCCTTCACCACCATCATGTCCACGCCGGCCCGCAGCAGGCGGCTCGCGCAGGTGTGACGCAGGGAGTGGATGACGCAATCCCCGTGGGTGACCCCGGCCACCTTCTTGGCCCGCTTCCAGATGTGCTGTGCCCGACAGGCGTTGAGGTCGGCAAACGGGCCTTTGGCGATCCCCTTGCACCCGTCGAGTACCTCCCGGCACTTCTCGGTCATGGGCACGCTGCGCGGCTTGCCGGTCTTTAGCTCCGTCTTCGTGTGCAGCTTAATCATCCCCACGGTGGACGAGCGGGGCATCTCCAGTTGCTCCCAGCGCAGCTTCAGGGCCTCACTGAGCCGCAGGCCCGACTCGACCAGTACCAGGAACAGCGCGTGGTAGCGGTAGGCGTTGAGGTGGCGCGGAGGGCCTCCCTGGGGGCCGGGGCGTTCCTCGTCCAGCCCAAGGACCGCCGAGAAGATCGCGGCCTCGTGCTCGGGGGACATGAAGTATTCCCGTGCGCCCCTCTCCTTGAGCTGCTTCACCTTCGGGAAGGTCAGAGGGGCGCCAACCCAGCTCGTCGGGTCTTCCTCGCGTTGCTCCACGATGACGTTGAACATGCGGCGTAGGACGGCGAGGTGTCGGTTCACGGTTGCCCCGGACAGCCGGCGTTCCTCAGACAGCACCTTCACGACTCGCTTCACCGCCCGCCCGTCGATCATGGCCAGGGGCGTGTCGGCCCCTAGAATTTCCTCCAGCGTCCGCGCGAGACGTCCGTACTCCAGAGACGCCTTTATGCGGCCCCACACGGTCAGGTCGCGCAAGCAGCGGTCAAGGGCCACCTTGAGCGTGAGCCCGCCCTCAGCGCGCAGAGCGGAAGCGTGAGACACACTCCCTTCACCACGCACGAGTGCAACGATGTCCGCCTGGGTCATGAGGGGGTTCTGGCGTACCGCCTCGGCCACCTCTGCCTCCTTGCGTATCGCCAAGTCCTTCTTTCGGGTGTTGGAGCTGACGACGATGCGCCGGCCGTTCACTTGCAAGCGGATCATGTAGTACCGGGTGTCAGCTTGGCCCGGTTTGATGGTTCCCTTCAGTTCTAAAGGCATTTCGATCTCCTGAAACGAAGAAACCCGCCTCGGTGGGCGGGTTCGTCGGGTGTTGCGCGTGAATGAGGGCGGCTAGGCGGTCTTAGCCTCTGCTTTCGCCAGCAGTTTGTTGAACAGCTTGGTCAAGTCGTTGATGAACTTCTCGCCCTCGGTGGTCACCACCACTGTGTTGACACGGTTGTCGGACTCCAGTGGCTCCAGGTGGATCACGGGGCGCAGCGGGGACTGGACAACGCCCTGACGCTTGCCCCGCAGGTAGCGGAGCTGACGGGACAGGGTGGCGCCGTCTTTCGTGGGGTGCATGTTGAGAGCCGCAGCGACTTCAGGCTGCGTGACGTTCGGATGCTCGACTGCGACCAGCAGGGGCAGCAGGTTCGAGATGGTGAACTGGGGGTTCGCCTCCAGTTCCTTCAGCGAGTGCTGAAGCAGTAGCCGCAAGATGTGTGCTGTCTGCTTCGATGTCAGGGAGTTCATCGGAAGTCCTTGCGAGCGGGGGCGTACCCCATGATAGGTAAAGCATGATGAGTCCACAAGCGACTAACGCGCTTGATGTTCCAGTCCGATAGAGCCAGAACTCTCCTCTCCTAAAGTCTTCGATGAGACCGAAAGACATGCGGAAGTGGTGCAGCAGCGCGATGTGGGCTAGTAGAGCGTGGATCACTGAGAACTCCTTGTGGCCGTGGGGGATTACGGCGGGGCACATTTAAGACAGGGGACGGTGTGTCGTGCAAGACGCTGCTTGCGTCACATTTCGTCGTCAGGCGTCAGCGTATGGACGAAGGCCCTTGCTACAGCTTCGTCGAGGGTGACACCTGTAATTTCATCCAGTGTGTCATTCAGTCGCACCACTTCACTGTATGGGTACAGCATCAGCACCTCCCACTGCGGTAGGACATGACGCCCCACGCGATCAGCACGGCCAAGTAGACCACGCAGTAGACCGCAGCGAGCTTGCCGGAACCGATGGATGCGACGGCGAACCCCAGGAGCGCCAGGGCCACCATGAGGACGCGGAGGACAAGTGGATAGCGTGAGATTTTGCGCATGGAGTTTCCAAGGTAATTGACGATTTGAACTGAGTCCGGCCGCAGGTAACGACGCCGCTTTCACCGGCGTTGGAGTCTGTTTGTGGAAGTCGCGCACCGTCGCGTCGCGGAGAGGTACAAGTGAACAAAAAGCCAGTGATCCTCGTTGTGGACGACGAACACTTAGTTTTGGAAACTGTCGTCGCACTACTTGAGAACATCAGGGGCTACAACGTCATCGGTGCGCACTCATTTGATAGCGCGGCAGGCCATCTGGCTGATCGCGACTCTGTGGCGATCCTTATCAGTGATTACAGGCTCTGGAAGCGGAGGTCAGGGCTAGAACTCTGCGAGATTGCTGTGGCTCTCAACGCCGGCATCGCTATCGTTCTGATGTCTGCGGAGTCCGAGTACGACATGAGCGTGCGACCGCAGCGGGCGGTCTACTTGCAGAAGCCCTTTGGACGCTACGATCTGCTTAACGCGATCAAAGCCGCGAAGTTAAAAGTTAAAGAGGTGAACAGGGATGCCGGAGGAAGTGAGAGCAGCGCTCTTGCCGGTGTGTAAGGCCCTCGCGAAGCTCGCGATGCGTTTGCACAACCAGCAGCACAGTCAGCGGCGTAACGCTGACGGTTTCATCGAGAGCCGCTCGCACTGGACGGTCGCTGATATCAATCCCCCATCCATGTGGCTTGCCGGCTACCCGGGGAACAACGCGCTAGGCGGGGCCACTGCGGCCGTACTTAGGGTGCAGTGCAGGTTCCTTACTGCAATGGCTAGCGACGATGAAATAGATCCATTGTGGGTCTGTCGCGTGCTCCAGCATCTTGGCGACGAGTGCGCGCAGGAGTATTCCCCAGCGGTCACGAGGCTCGCGGCGCGCTTCTCTTTTGAGCTTCCACGAACGCCGCGAGACCTGACGAATTGCACCACGTTACGAGACGAGTTCGCCGAGGGAGAGTGGCTGCCCAGGACGCCACTTCCGAAGAAGTAGCTGTAGGGTTTTTCCTACAAGGAACGGGGCTTCATGCCCTCAATGGTCTGGTGTATTGTCCACCTCTGATGCACGAGCTAGAGCCTGGAAAACGGGCCAGTATGCGGAGGGGCACCCTCTAGAGGGAAAACATGGAACTTGTTCGCTGCCTGCAGCAAGCGCCGTGCATCAGTCGTTCGTTTGGTGATGGGTCGTTGTTAGCCTTCGCTCCGTTTTTGCGAGCGAGGCCGGTAGCGCCAGTACATCACCTTCCGCCGTCACTGCCCTCAGTGACAGCTTCTATCCTCTCAAAGCACGGATATAAGGATATTCAGCTATGAAGATTACTTGGTTTGCGATTGCCATTCTCGGCCTGCTGATGTTGTCGCCGAGCGTCTTTGCTCAAACTGCGGGAGACTATGCATACCTTTGCAACGACTGCACACCGGCCCAAACGCTTGCGGACGCCCAATACGGCGGAGATGGCGATTACTTCATCTACGATTTCGTTCAAAGCAAACTGACGCACTACAGCGTCACGGGTAGCGACACGAATGTCGTCGGAGCGCCCAATAACAACGCACCGAACGTCAACCAGCCTCGCAAGGTGACGTTGGTAGCGAACACGGCTGCAAGCCTCTCGGTTTTCAGCAATGCGCAGACTTTGTATAACCAGAATGGCGGAAGCGCGAGTGTCTACGGAAGCGCCAGTGTCAATATTGCTTCGCCGGCTCTAACCACGGCTATATCGATGGGGCCACACCCCTTGGTCGATCCAAACGGGCGCGCAAATGCATTCGACATGGTTCAGTCGCCCAGCTGGCAGCCAACCCTTATAAATTCGGCCATTGGCAACATCGCCTGGCCTGCGACCGTCAGAACTGATATCGCAACAATTCTGAATGTGTTCTTTAACAATGGCTTGATAAAGACACCGATCCAGTGCTTCGTCACAATAACATTTCCGGATGGAAGCACTTCGATCATCCAATTCAACACCACCACGCAGGCCTGGACCTACGTCGCAAATTCGTCAAAGGACGCGTACGGCAATCCGATCCCGGAAACTTCAGTCGAGGCAGCAGGCGGCCTCAATTCAGCGAGGAACTACACCTTCCCCGGCAACGCCAACGGTAACTTTGTGGGCAACCAGCAAATTCACAACATGAACGCACTTGGCATCAGCGTCGATGTAGTGAACTATAATGATATATGGGTACTGGCTTGCACCAACTCTGCGGGCCAGACTCACTGTGTGACCATACTTGAGTAGGCTGGGGTAACTGCCATGAATTTTGTGAGAGCACTGATCTTGCTGCTGTTTTCGTACGCTTCACTAGACGGTGCCATTCGACAAAATATGGCACTCATTGAGCCCTCAACGGCGCTGGTGATGTTTGGCTTCTCGGGCGTGGTAGGCCTGGCTTCGATGTTGTTGTACAAGAGCCTGAAGGCGCGCTACGGCTACGATGGTCGATCCACTTTCGTCAGCACTGCACTGGTAGCAGCCATGGTGATGTCCGGACTATGTTTCATAGTCCCGCTCGTGAAGGTTGCGTCCACTGTCGTTTAAATCGCGAGACCGGCTACGTCAGGATAATGGGCAACCTGTGCTTCGTTCCTGGCGTAGCCATTTACCGTGCGGCTAGCGAGTCCCAGCGCCAAGTCATAGGCGCACTTCTTGGCGTAGTCGCCGTCATCGTCAACGCCCCACAAGGCATCGCTTTCGTCCGTAGGATTCCCTTCGACATCCAGCAGGGTCACGACGACGCCTATGTACTGCCATCGGTCGTTGCACCACGCCTGCAGGTAGGCGAACTCCTTGTCAGCGGCGTCCGCCGCATCCGGCCCTTTCAAGCCCTCGCTGCGGGCTTTGGCGACCGCCCTGGCGTAGTCATAGAAGCGACCACCGCTGCGACCGAGGAGCAACACACGCTCTCCCGGTGCCTTGTCTCGCCGCACCCAGTCCGAAACGGTTCCCAAGGTGTCCATGTTGTCCCAAGGGAAACCCGCGTCCGTATCGGGTTCGAGAGTGACCCCGAAGGTGAGGCCGTCAATTTCGATGGTGTCACGCATGCTTGCTACTCCCGATGGTGCGGATGCTCACGGCTAGCCGAAGGTCGCGCGCGAGGTCTCGCACGTCGTCGGCACTGTGGTGCTCCAGAGTGATGCGATACCAACCACCACCCAGCGAGCGCGATGTCCAGTTGCTGAGGCAGTCAGTCAGGGCGAGCGCTGCGTGCTCCCCGCGCACCTTCACGATGGTTCGGATGCTCATGTCGTTGTCTGCCGTCAGAAACCAGTGAGGCCCTCTCAGGATCGAAAGGGCCTAGCTTGTGTCTGTAGGTTCTCAGTGGTTCCAGAACGCGTAGACCGTCCCGTTGACACTCTCGAAGCTGACGTCCCCGCCTAGCTTCAGGTCACGCAGGTAGCTTTCGGTGCTGAAGTAAGCCCGCAGGTTTTCCGGCATGGCATCCAGCGTCCCCATGTCGTCAAGGAATTGCTCGCACCACGCCAGCTCGCTATCGGCTTCCCCGGCGCGGGCATCTTCAAAGCCCGATTCGGTGGCGTACTGGCTCCCCACGCTCTCCACGTAGGCGACCCACGCGTCCCCGTGGTCTTCAATGAGCCTCACTTGCTCCAGCAAGTCATCCAGCGACGGGTTCTCGCCCATGTTCGGGCAGTCGTCGTAGTCGTGAATCGACCACTCTTCAGCGGACGGAACTTCCCCGGTGCCGTTGCAGACCGTGCAAGGGCCTTCCTCGCTCCCGTTCTGTTCGTAGAACGTCCCGTTGCACTGTGGGCATTCAACGGTCACGTTCGGCTGCTTGGAGTGACGCAGCATTGCGGCAATCTCCACCATCACATCGTCGGCATCCTTGCCGGGATCAAGGTCGATCCATTGGCCCAACAAAAGCCCCGCGTTGTAGTCGCTCAGCGAAGCCACATAGATACGTGCCATGTCGTCATCCCTAAAATCCAATCAAGTATTAGTGCGCAATGAAGCCCACGAAGGTCACCGCAACCAGACTCACTGCAACGCAGTAGCCAACAAGGTTCGCCAGTACACGCCCGTTGCTGCGGCGGCGGCGCATGGGTGCCGGCTTGTACCCCATGGACACTGCGGGGCGCTGCGGCTGGCGATTGTGGAACGGGTACGGGTTACGGTCGGCACGCATGGTGCGCTCCTTGTGTTGGGTAGGAACCAGTGAAGCCCACTCGCCGGAATGGACTTCGCTTGTGCCTAGTACGTGAAGCCAGCAAACAAGATCGTTCCCGTCTTCACATAGATGCAGCGGTTCATGTCTTCCGTGTTGGTCAGCTCCCACCGCTTGGTCACGCGGTCATAGCTCTCCACCCTGTAGACGGTTCGCGCTGACTCCTTGCGCTTGACGTACTCCCCCTTCAAGTCCTGAACGGGTTTGCAGCACTCTTGATCCACCATTAGGTTCCCCTTCGTTGTCCGTGCGTCGTGGCGTTGTCTTCTGCGGCCTTTGAAGCGTGTTTCGCTATCCATGTCCCACTCCTAGTTGCGCACCCCTTGAATGCTTCCAGTCATGCCGTCCGGTGCGTAGGCGGCATGAGTCGAGTCACTCAGTGCATCTGTGGCATCGTCATCAGGCACGCCGTGCGGCGCCGCTGGATCGTGAATAGCCGTTTCAGGTGTCGGTCGGTGTTGCGTTGACCGTGTCGCATACTATACAGCGTGTTTGATCATTGTCAAGTTCGCAAGTATAAATCCATGGTGCAGTGCCTAGCAAGGCGAGCGGCAGGGCCGTCATTCGCGGTTCGAGTTCTTCGGGGGCCATTCGGCTAGTCCCTTGGTTCCCTTGCCGCTCCGCGCTATCCCTAGGGAAGCTCGCGGTGCCTTGTGATCCTTCACTGCGCTGGCCGGTGAGCTGGCGAGCTGGTCGGTGGCGTCGTGCCGTGACTTGGATGCAAATATACAACATGTTTGATCGTTGTCAACACCGCAAGCATTGGGAAAGCGGAAAACGATAGATAGCCCATCAGGCGCCTTGTGTGGCCTTGTGGCGCCGTGGGGGATCGCGTGGGGCCGTGGGTTGCCCAGGGGATCGCGTGGGCCGTGTGGGGCACTGCATGAGGCCGCCGAGGGCACTGCAGGGCGTTGGCGAAAACTACAGATGAGGACAGACAAGCACACGCGCATTGCGGCCCGCTTGGGGCCTGTCGGTGGCTCATTCGGGGCCTTGTGGGCTGCATCAGGGCAGGCTAGGGCATGGTGCGGCAGATGCGTGATCTAGCGCAGATGGTTTAGTGGCGCCATCTAGGCCCATCAGGTGCCGCGCTGGGTGCCGCGTGGTGCCGTGGATAAGGCAGCGTGGGCGCGTTTCTTCACGTCACGACGCGAGGCGCGCGATCATTGACGCGGGCACGGGGGGACGCGTGCGATTCAGAATCTATTGATCCTCCAACGAAAATCTCTGCTGAACATTTCAGGCAGAGGCACCGTCCGACGCTGTTGCCTTGCCTACGGTGACGCGCATGGCTCCGCTTTCAATCGTAGACGCAAGCTTCTGTTGCAGGTCCACCTGAGCCGCAACAGCAGTGGGGTCAAGTGCGAAGCGCACGACATCCATCTTCAAGGGCTGCTCTCCGCCTAGCAGGCCGATCAGCCCCTTGCGGATCTTCAAGTTATCTCCTTCAAGTTCCGCGTGGGCTATTGGGGAATAGAAGCCTCTCTCAAGAGTTCGATCGTCGAGTTCAAAATTGACCGCGACGGCCATATGTTTGAGCATCGAATAGAACAACCTTTCCCGTTCTTTGAAGTGTAGTTTCTTCGCTTCCTCCGATGGCTGTGCCTGACCTTCCTCCAACTCTGGCCAAGTCTTCAGGTGGTCGAAGTAATTATGCCAAGCGTTGATTACCGTCCAGTTGTTGTGGAAGGCGAAGTCGATCATGTTTAGCGCGCGCTTATGTTGAAACGAGAGTAGGTCGCCACGAGTGGTCATCAAGTCCTCAAAGACGGCGAGCTTGCGCCGCTGCGCCTCTCTGCTGCGTTCAACCCACTTCTGAGCTTGAACGGCGAACACTGGTCCAAGGAGGGTGCAAAGGGCCAGCACGGCATCGGTATAGGTCATCGTGATCCCCTGGATTCGTCAGGGGACCATAGTACCCATCAGGAGAACTTGCGGCACGCCCAGGTATCACCACTTAGCTCGATGGACGTAACGATCCCGTCAGCGTCGATGAAGGCGTTGAGGTTGCACTGGACGTCGTTGTTGCGGCCGAAGGAGGGCGAAGCGTTCGGGGTGGTCACGGTGCCCTGGAAGGGATGCCCATCGACGTAGCCAGAGACCTGGGACGTAGTGGAACCGGAGGGGATCAGGATCGACCAGTCCGCCTTGCCACGGACGACGTTGTACTGGTGAATCGTCACACGATCGCCGAAGACAAACGGCTTGCCGTACTTGGCATCCAGCTCGGCCACAGGGCGACCCACGAGAGTCGAGGAGAGCCGCTGCTGCTGCTTGGGGATCGTGGTGCAGCCCCCGAGGGCGAGGAGAGCGGTGATCGCAAGAGTCCGACGCATCATCTTTCAAGTCCCTGTTTTTCTTGGAAGAATAATATAAGTGGGTACATAGGAGCAAGGGAAGGAGCAAGAGAACCTAATGATCTCTTTAGGAGTCATGTAGAGACCTTGAGGAGTCATCAGGAGGAGAGGGGGTTGTCTCCCTCCTCACCCCTTCCTTAGTCTCTGTGACTGGCTCGTCCACACTTGCTAGATGCATGGTAGTCAACGGTGGTCCTTGCGGAGAAAGCCGCCTTGCCACCTTCCGCGGTCTCCTGCACCCTGCGTACCTAATAGCAACGGCGCCGTTAACTCCAGCGCCAGCCTAAAAGCAGGGGAAATGTGATGTCCATCGAGAAGAAAGCAGAAGAGATGTGGCTTCGGCTTAACGAATATGAGAACGCTTCGACCGCACGCGCCAATGAACGCGCAGACCGCGACCTTCCCGATGGACCATGGACGGAGGAGGACTCCGAAAAAAGCATGCGACGTATGGTTCAAGAGATGACTGGCCGGCTTGCAAGAGTCGAAGAGCGCTTAAACGTCATTTATTACATTGGCCATGGCACGTTGAAGGCTTTCAACCAACTGACGTTTGTAGCGATAGCCGCAGCCGTTGCTCTCCTTGTTGCCTCAGTGTGGCGCGCTTAACTTCTCGTGCAAGGTGGACGGCTAGACGGCTTTGCAGGCCGCGCTCTCAACTCGGCATAGTTGGCGTGTTCCATTGCGCCACCTCTGCCTTCCGACGATTCATAAGGCCCGCATTCTCCACAAGCAGACCTTTGATGGTTTCCTTCGTCCATCGCAGCAGTTGCGCTGGAACCGATGCGTAGTCGCCGGCATTGAGCAAGCGAAGCAGCGTGGAAGTCAGGAACTTGGTCTCGCCCTCGTTGAACACGAAGGACACGAGAGCGATCCACTGAGGCTCCGTAAGAGCGACATGGACGTTCTTGGATACGCAGTTGGTAGCCCAAGCGAGATCGCGCAGGAGCAGCGCACGGGAGGTCTCAGAGGTGATGCGGAGACCGGGGGTAACGTCGAGGCCGGTATGGCCCACGCCGATGGTCAGGGTGCCGTTGGTGTCACGATATGCGACAAGCCGCTCCCCCTCGACCTTGACCATGAAGTCGAGGAGGCGGATGCTAATCTGATGGGGTATTTACAGCTTCCTATTGAGGCAGGTGGTTTCGGTGAAGGTTCTAAGCAGCGACCAGATTGGGACGGCAATGGAATGCGCCGAGCAAAGCGGAGCACTCATCGAGTGCGGTGCGCACGCTGGCTTTTTTTATGCAGGGCCGGGGAATGCAGACTTTGCAATTGCCTACTACGCAAAGAACAAAACTCACTACAAGGGAGTGTTTGCGACGGACTTCGACGCGGAAGGCGCGATCCGAAAGATCATCGGGATTTACGGAACAAAAGAGTGCCCCGAGTGCGAAGCCCTTAAGCACAACATCAAAGTCGCCAACTAGTAGTTGTCGAAGAAGTTTGGCGCAGCCGGTCGATGGCCGAAGACGCTCTCCTCGAACTTCGCGTACTCCAGCTCCATCAACTCCTCCATCCGCTTGTCTTCCTCGCGGGAGATGTCGCGATTGAGGTACTCGCTCCAGTACGCGACGGCCATTGCGAGCGCATCGAGCCTGTCGTCGTGCCGTAGGGCGCCACGGTCGCGGGTGATCCGCGTGAGCTGGTGGAACAGTTGGAACTTCGGTTCGCACTTCTGATCCGCACGCATGAGCGCGGCATCCACGATCAGTCGGTGCTGATTGAGCACCGGCTCCAGCGTGTCGATGATGCGGCGTTCCTTCTGACCGACACTGCGAGTCTCCTCGACAGCGCACGGATAGATGCGACGGAGCACAGGCTCCAGCAGCTTGATGAACATGCCATCGCCGAAGTTGGATTCGACAAGGATCATCTTGACCTTCTCGGCACGGGCTACGTGCGCGATCTGCTCAAGAGCCTCGTCGTCATAGCCGCCCTTCAGACCACCTGCACGACGCAGGAAGACCATGCCGCGCAGCAGCTTGGTCACGGTGTAACCCGTCTCGTCACCGCCGCGTCCCGAGGGATCGACTGACATGATGGAGCCGGTGTACTCCTCGACATCCTTGGAGAGATACATCGGGCGATGCAGGCGGTCACCAGTGAATCCCACAGCGGGGATGTCGTCGATAACCTGCTCTTTGCCAGAGGCCCACATGATTCGAATGGGTGCCGCTTCGCGGTCTACGTCCATCACGATCAGGTCGGACAGCTTCAGCGGATACCGCTCAGCGTCGGACAACGTGGTGTCGAGCATGAATTGCAGCAGGAACCCGCCGCGACCATAGGACGCCTCACGGCGAAGAAGGTCATCCTCATGGAACCGAGTGGGTTCCACAGGTTGCCATGCACACCCAGGGTTGGCCTCGAAGTGATCCGCGATGAACGGAGCGAGGCGACCGCTGTACTGGTTGAAGTGCTTGCGATCCTTCGGATACCGCGCGGGCCAGATGCGGATTTCATAGCCGCGCGCAGGGAGCTGGTTGTAAATGGACTCCTCGGTCTGAGGTGTGCCCAGATAGACGATCTCTGCGTGAGCCAGGGGCTTCAGGATCGCGTCGAACTCTTTGATTAGTTCACCCAGCTTCTCGCGTTGCGCGACAGTGGCCGAGTTCTTTACCACCTCCACGTCATCAGCGATGATCGTGTCGGCGCGTGAGCCGGTGAGCTGGCCGGTGATACCGACAGACTTCACGGAAGGGGACTGGTCGGGTTTCGCAGGGCCGACATCGAACGCGAGGTTCGAGTTGCGCTGGTCGCCACGGGGCTTCAGGTGAGCCAGTTCGGGAATGGTCTCGATCAATCGCTTGGTGAAGATCGAGAAGGCGTCTGCGCGATCCTTCGATGCGGAGACGACGAGTACCTTGTGTTGCGCGTCTTTCCACAGGAGCCAGCAGACATACGCTGCGGTGATCCAGGATTTCCCGATGCCTCGGAAGGCTTCGATGACGCGGCGGCGAGGGCCGTATTGCAGGTAGGCAGCGATGTCGTACTGAACAGCAGTCGGCGGGGGAAGGCCGAGCTGCTGCCAGATGTGATAGACAAAGTTACGGAAGTCCTCGAACGGATGTGGCTCGCTCAATGGCTCCGGTCAGAGCTTGCGTCGAAGGGGAACTCCTTGAGCTTGTCCGCCAGCTTGCCAGCGGGACTGCCGGGGACGATGACGGCTTCGATTCCGTTGTCCTTCACGAATTGTCGGGCGACGTTGAGGATTGCAGCGAGACCTTTGGTATCCGCTTCCATGCTCTCGATTGCATCGGTGAGCTTGTTGGCAATAGCGGAGTGCAGGGTTTCGAGAGCTTCCTTACTAGCTGCCACCGGAGCCGCCCAGGAAGCGCGCGAATAGGCGCTCCAGCGCAGACGTACCCAGCGAAGCCAGAGCCGCCGCGAGACCCACATGGGCCGTGAAGGACAACGTGGGGAAGATGACGACAGCCAGCGCGGCACTCATGCTGAGGCCCGCAGTGGTGATGCAGCGTGCGAGTGCGATCTTCCAGTTGGAAGGGCCGCTCGAAGCAAGGGTCTTACCGAGGCCGATGATGGCCCCGGTGACGCCCAAGGTGGCGAGTAGTTTCGTATCGTTGTCCATGGGGTTACTTGAGGGTGGAGTAGGAGAGGGTGTAGTTCACATACACGACGTAGGACGAGCGACCATCCGAAATGGTGCAAGCCAATACGCCGGTGACGGCGCCGACTGCGGCAGTCACGACACGGGAGATGGTTGTGGACTGTCCGTATGGGCTGGTAATAACCGGGGCAGGTCCGTTGCTTACGGAGACGATTGACCAGGTGTAGCTGTAGGCGCCTGCGCCATATGCACCGTAAGCCGCCGTAGCGTTCGTGGTGACGTTGCCGGATGCTGCTTGACCTTGTGCGCCGCCTGCGATGCTCGTGGGAGCGACAGAGCCACTGACAGGTGTGTAGTTGACCCACACGTTGACCCAACCACCGCCAGAGCGGCGGTAGATGTTCTGTGCCTGGTGCCACGCGCCTCCTGAACGCCACGCAGGCACACCAGCAAAGTCGCGCCATGCGCCGCCGCTTCTGATCTTAATCATGGGTCACCAAATCCACAGGTCACCCTCGCCAGCAGCGGCGCCCGGGTCACTGCCCTGGACAAAGATGCGCACGGTGTTCAACCAGCCACCACCATTCGCGTAGAGCCTATTAAGCTGACTAGCGAAGTACGCAGGGCCGTTGTGCTGGATACCGCTGCCATTCCCGGAGAGGTAAGCACCACCGTTACTTTGGGTGGTCAGGCTGTTTGCAGCCATCTGACCGGGACAGTTCCAGTTGGTGACGCCTTCGTGGATCACCCGGTACGCATTGGTGCCATAAGACCAACCACCGATCTTGAACTGGTTGTCGGTATCCAGACCGAAGAAGGCACCGAATGCCCCATCGCGGAGGAAGCCCATCGCCGCCGACGCATACGTGTTGTTCGCATTCGCGATGGTCAGAGCAACGCTTTGGTTGTTGACGATTGACGCGATGTTCCCAGGGGAACCGCTGGCGAACACTGTGTTAGTCGTCACGGTGCGTGCAGCGATGAGAGGGAAGGCGGCGACGGCCCAGGTCTCAGTTGCGATATTGCCGATGTCGGTGATGTCTACGGTGAGCTTCAGCTTCGCGGTAGACGCACTCCAGCCGATCTTGACCAGATTGCTGCTTTGGCCTACACCCGTGCCCTGCTGGACCGCAGTGAACCCTAAGAGACCCTGCTTGCCATCGAGAGCGGTCTGTAAGCCCGCGAGGTCCGAGATACCGATGACTACGTTGCCGGTGCGACCAGCAACACTCGTGACAACCTGCTGGTTGTCGATGCGGTCCCAAGTGTCACCGTCGTATACGAGCATGTCGCCGACGCCGTACTTCACGGTGCTGACGGTGCCTGCGACGGAGACGATGTAGAAGTCCCCTGTCTTCGGGTTGGTAGGCAATGCAGCGGAAGCCGCCGACCACTTGCCTCGGTAGATGAGCGCGCCGACAGCGGTAAGGCGTGCCTGCTCTGCCCAATGGAATGCCGAGTAGTTTCCAGGCGTGACCTGGAAGTTCACCGGAGCATTCGCGTATTGCAGCGCGAGGCCTTGTGAGGCCGCCGCAGCGGTCTTGCTGGAATCAGCCGCCGCCGCGGAGAACCCTGCGTTGTCGGAGTACGTCTTGACAGTGCTCAGGCTTCCAGCAGCGGCCACGGCAGAGGCGTCAGCAGCAGTGGCTTTCGCACCCGCCGTGATCGCGCTTGCAGCCGCTTCACCGGCCTTAGTGATTGAGGTGGTAGCCGAGGTGTCCGCAGAGACAGCAGAGGCAGCAGCGGCGTCCTGTGATGCGAGAGCGGCATCTCGCGCGTCGGCGGAGTCAGCAGCAGAATTGCGCGATGCAGATGCGAACGCTGAAGCCTGCGATGAGGAAGCAGCGGCAGCAGCGGCAGCACCCGTCAGGTCGTCCGTGATGGCAGCTACGGACTTCTGAAGGGCCGGGAAGGTCGGTAGGGTCACGATGGCACCCGTGCCGTCCTCCATGTCCACTGTGCCGGTCTGCTTGGTGAGCATGTCGCGCAGTGCGTTCTTGTAACCGTTCCACTTGTCGATCAGTGCAGAGATGCGAGCGGCTAGTGTCGAGTTGGACACATAGCCGGGGTTGTCGTTGTCGGAGATAGTTACCTCAGCCCGAGGGCGTAAATTGAGATGGACGTGACGTGGAAGTAGTCAGGGCGAATCTGCCCGGTGCCGTCGATGCGGACGCGATAGCTCACGCCGCTGGTTGCTGCACTGTCCAGGGCCATCATTGAGTCGTAGGCAGTGGACGAGACGTTCATGTAGTAGGCGTGCTGCTTCATCACTACCCACGTTGAACCGACCAGCTTCTCCAGAATGATGAGGCCAGTGCAGGGGTTCGAGCCGGGGTTGTGGATCTCACACTCGACGTGCAGCACAGGCACCTGGTATTCCCCAAGGAGCACAGGGGTTGTCAGGGTGATCTGCGGGCCGACACCACCGATGTTCGCTTGGATGTCGCCGTTCCATGTCGTGTACGTGGACTTCTGGAGATTGCCGATCATGTTCTGAGCGGTGATCTGTCCGGCGAACTTGGCGTTGCCCGAACGATCGACAGAGAACACGGCGTTGTTCCAGTTCTTCACCCCGGCGCCGATCCACATGGGATAGGCGTCCCCAGGGTTGTTGGTCATCTCGCACCGGAACTCCATTGGGTTGATGATCGCGCCGTTGCCGTCGAGCTGGAACGTGCGGAACGTGCCGCCATTCACTTCGCCCAGGTTGGCCGTGATGGCCGACAGGGAGTTCGCTCTGATCTTATTGGCCGTGATCGAGCCATCGACTACGAGCTGTCCTTCGATGCCCACGGTGCTCACCCCGCCGACTGTGCCGACGACGAAGGGATACTTGAGCTGCTGCACACCGCCGTTGGAGGTGTACGTCGGAGAGACCATCGCGAAGCGATCAGCCATGACCGTGAAGGTTGAGCCAGTCTTGCTGTCGATGCCTAGGCCGATGCCGGCGATCACAGGGATGCCGTCGATCTTCCCACCATTCATCTTGACCGACCAGTTCGCTTGCCACTCGGGGTTCGCGCCGGGATCGGGAGAGCCAACCACCAGGGCCTCGAAGCGTTGCTGAAGGTTCGCGAAGGAACCCTTGGAGAACGCCTCGACCTGAGTGGTCGCCACGGCCTGCGCATAGTCCTTCGTTGCGTAGGAGGTCTGCATGGTCTGCGAGAGCGCCTGGTCACCTGCAGCGAAGTCCGCAGCGACCTTCGTGATCGCGGTGGCGCGTGCCTCTGTCTCGGTGGCAATCGTCTGCTTCACGTCAGTGATCTGAGCGAGGCTGTCCTTGATGGCCGCGCTGAGCTGCGTGGCGGACGTGGTGCGCGCCTCGGTCTCCGTAGCGATGGCCTGATTGACCTGGATGAACTGCGAAGCTGAGTCGTCGAACTTGGCGAACAGCTCAGTGATCTGCGTGGCGACGGACTGCTTGTCGTCCACCAGCGCGGTCAGGCTGGTCTCTGCGGTAGCGATGCGTCCTTCGAGCTTCCGGCGTTCATCGAACGTCTGATCGCTGCGGAGGAGTTCTTCCAGCATGGTCTCGGCAGTGTTGTCGATGTCGTCGAGCTTGGTCACCAGGATGCCCATGATGGGCGACTGCATGATCGCGTCGATGATCTGCTGGATCGGTAGGGAAGGCTGATCGCCTTGACCGGGCCAGCCGGAACCACCACCAGGGAGACCGCCAGCACCATAGGTGCCGAAGTCGAGCTGCTCCTGGATGATGTAGAGGAGCTGGGTGCTATTGAGGTTCAAGTCGCGGGCAGGTAGCTGCGTGCCGTCTTCGACGACGACAAGGTTCCTGTCGCGCGGAGTGAACCTGCGAATGGTCACGAGGATTCCCGTGGGAACCTCATCAGCCAGTTGAATTGTGGTGGGGCCAGTCCAGGTGAAGGACTGCTCCACAGCATCCCCCACATCCCCTGCGAACACCCGGATGTCCTCGGTGTGCAAGTAGGGGAAGGGGATGGTGTACGTGACCGCTGACTCCGCGAGGTACATCACGAAGGAGTAGCCACGAGCCAGTGGGTTCATGTGTCTCCAGAGAGTTAGGGATTGTCGCCCTTCGGGAGCTGAGAAGCTGCCCACGAGAGACCGTTACGAACGCCAGTGACGTTCTGGAACCACAGGAGCGACATCGCATCCTTGGCTTGCTTCTGAGTGACGTTTGCGTGCGGATCGAGTGCGGTCACCGCGAGCTTCGGAAGGCCCCACAGGGCACGTCCAGTTGCCAACGAGGGGATGCCCTGCACACCGGAGTCCAGGCCCGTGGAGCGGCCATAGGCGAACACAGGAGTGTCATCGCCACCGAGGGCCTTCTTCAGACCCATGTCGTGTGCAACGGTGTCCACCATGAAAGGTAGGATCGAGGAGTAGCTCGACTGCTGGAACGCCTGCTTGCCAATCGTATCCATCGTCATCAGCATCTCCCGCTTCTCAGGATCACCGATGGTGTTGACGTAGTTACGAGCGGCCATGCCGATACCAGCGAACAGCGTGGAACCCATCCACATCTGCGCCGTCTGCCAGTCACGCATGTGCAGCCCGTGCAAGAGCACCGAGGTGTACGAGTTGGTCTGGAAGGTACGGAACTGAGTGAAGATGCGGCCGGTCGCTGAGTGCATGAGCTGGATGGTGTCGCCGACTCCGCCTTCACCGAGGTAACGCCGCGCGTTGCGGTGTACGAACAGTGCGAGGAGACGCTTGTCATCCGGCGACCACTTGTCCCAGGACTTAGCGATGTCCTTGACGCCCTTCATTCCCTTGAGGTTCCCAAAGAGACGAGCTTGGTCAGCAGCGTCCAGGCCACCAGCGCGTAGGCGATTCACCACGCTCTCGGAGATCGACGCGCGATTGGCTAGGTCGATCATATAGCTGGTGATGCCGGTGCCGGCGAGGCCCTGGTTGAACTGCACCATCGGTGCAATACCGGAGACCACAGACATCGCGCGTTGGGCGTACTGCTCACCCTGGTCGAGCTTGTTGAGGGCTTTGCCCACAGCCTTCTCGTTGTTCCATACAGACTCGCCCACGGAGTCCAGGCGCAGGTGCGGCTGGTTGCGGATGAAGTCAGTGCCGAACCCGGACAGCTCCGAGATGAAGCGAGCTTCGTCGGTTGAGAACTTGCCGGTACGCATGTTGCGCACCATATCCACCGCTGCCGGTGCGGCCTTCAGTGCGTTGCGGAAACCCACAGCGCCCAGCGTGCCACCCACACTCTCCAGCATCGTGAAGCCCACTTGGCCCATTGAGGTCAGGAAGTTCCACCCGCGAGCCAAGCGGGAACCGCGAGTCCATGCGGAGTGAGGTGCGTCTGTCGTGGACTTGCCCAGGATCGAGTTGAACGTGATGTCGAGTGCACGGGACATATCGCTGTCGCCGGCTTGCTTGCTCTGCTGCAAAAGGAACGCCTTGTACTTATCCAGCTCCGCTTGGGTGACGATGTTGGCGTGCTTCTTCAGCGCGGCCCAGCCGGACATCTCGCGGATGTATTCGGGCACCAGCTTGTCCACGTTGTTCTCCAGGAGATCAGCGAGGTTCACCTTGTGCTCGTTGCCGAGATCATCCTTCAGCGTTGCGCCGAAGGACTCGTCCATGTCGATGCGCGACTTCGCGCGTGAGTGCATGG